CTCCAGAGTCACGTCGCGCTGGTGGATCAGGGTTCCGTTGAGGTAGAGGAAGAGGCGGCTGGGCGAGCCAAAGTCCACCCGAAGGCCCACGATGTCCCCGTGGCCGGCCGCCGGCAGGCCAGTGGCAATGGGACCGCCGTACTGCATCACACGGCCACTGGCGATGTCCCAGCCGATGCCCTCGCCGTTACCACCGGGGAAGGTAGTGAGCGGCGCAGAGGGCTCGACGATGCCGACCATGGCTGCCACGCTGTCTTCCCCCCAGACGGCAAATTCCACTCCCGCTCGGCCGGTCTGGACAGCGATGTCAGAGCGGGCCATACGGTAGATGTCCGCAGGCCCGGTGGTGGCCAGGGTGAGGCCGCCGTCGCGGGCGACCAGCAACGGTCCAATGGGAAGCGCAGCGAAGCGCCCGAAGGTATCAGCCATAGGTCATCACAGTGAGTCGAACCATTCCTGCGCCTCGTCCTCGTCGGATCGCGGCACCAGCGTGTCAAGGAAGTCCTGCATGCCGCGCTTGCTACCGCCCTGGCTATGAGCAGCGGTGATGTACGCGACGAACGCGGCCGGCTTCTGGAACTGGCTCACAGGGTCAAGTGGATTGCGCTTGTGAAACTCCCACCAATGCAGGAACTCTCGGCGGGACATCGTCGCCCTCAGCTCGGCCACGGTTCGGTGCAGGTGCCCGGCGAGGACGTGCCAGAACCAGTCCTCGCCGCGTTTCCTTATTAGTTTCCCGCCTCTTCCTGCTCGACCTCGGCCTTCTTGCCTATGCCGCAGTGCGTCAGGGCAATCTCCTGAAGCTTCGCCGCCATCGACACCTTCAGCTCACCCGCCTGCTTCGCAGACATTACGGGCTTGCCGTTCTCGTCGCAGATCGTGGCTGCGATCAGCTTTGCGCGATCGCCACTGCCCCAGAGCGAGCGGAACTCGGTATCGGGAAGCGCACGCACGTAGATCTGCGCCTTCGTGCCGTCCGGCAGCTCGACGGTGTCCGGCTGCACATCCTTGGGGGCGAACACACCCGCGCTGGTGAAAAGCTGAAGCACGCTCAGCGGCTTCTGCTCGCCCGCCGCCTGGTCGTTGTTGGTATTGCTCATTGGCCGTTTCCTTGAAAGGCGGCAAGGCGCGCGGGCCGCGCACGGCTAACACGCGGAGATTCCGCGCGCCCTGCCAAAAGAGAAGGCCCGCCGAAGTGGGCCAAAGAGAGAAGCAGCCGTTCTTGGGGTCACGGCTCGGGGCGGTGGGTGACAACCTCGCCGGAGCCGCGGATGGTCAGGGTCGCCTTCCAGACGTCGTTGTCCGCGACGGTGACCGCGAAGTTCTGCACGAAGCCATTGAACTGCTTGCTCACCACGGTGGTGGGCGGGGTGATAACGCCATCCACGGCCACGGGCTTTGCCACGCCGGCCGTCTCCGACGCGGGCGAGGTGACCAGGAAGTTCACCACCTCGCCGGTGCGGTGAAGCTCTTCCAGCGCCTCGGAATCCACCGAGTCATAGATGACCTCGATGCTGGTGCTGCCGGTCGCCTTACGGCCGGCCACGAACTGATCCCAGTCATCGTCGAAGTCAGAGATATCGATCTCCGACGCTTGGCCATCGGGGAAGCCAACCGAACGAACGCGGGTCACCTTGATGACCTCCGCTGCGCCGATGGCGATGAACAACTGGGTGTGCTTGGACTTGAGTACCTGTCCCATGGTCTGCCTCTGCTTGGGGCCCGGCATCCGGGCACAAAAAAACCGGCTTCCGCCGGCGGGATGGTTTTGACTGGGAGCCGCCTATCGCAGCTGCAGCAGTCGAACGTCGAACGAGATCCCGGCAGCGCCGGTGTCGTCGTCGTCGGGCGTCGGGTTGTAGCCTTCCAGGCTGCCACGCCGCTCCACTTCATCGCGGATGGCCACGGCCGCATTGTTGGCTTGGGTGAGGTTCTCGCCCCAGACGGTCAGGCGGACCCGCCAGCCATCTGCCGGCGGCGGCTCGGACATCATCTGCGTTGGCGACCCGCCTACGACCTCCCATACGGCGTATGGGTAGGCCGCGTCCTGCGGGGCTCGCTTTGGCCACAACCTGATCGGGTCACCGAGCTGCGCGCGCACCGCTTGGCCTTCTTGCAGGACCACCTGAATCAGCGGGACCATCATTGCCAGCCTCGCTTTGCCATGATCCGCTCCATGGCTGCCCTCGTCTCGTCGATGATGGTCTGGGCCACCTTTGGCCCGGTGGCTTCAGCTGCGGGCGTCAGGAATGGCTTTGCAGCCATCTTCTTCGTTCCGAACTCAAGGAACCGCCAGTAGTAGGCCCACCCGCTCTGCACATACAGCCGCCCTACTCTGCGCTTGCGCTGGTTCCGCTTCGTGTTGGCGTACTTCATCTTCTTCCCGGTTCGAACGCCCACCGTGAAGTACTCACCTCCGGATACCCCGGCCATGCGCCTGTTCTTTGCATTCGCACGCCGCACGACTATCTCTTTCGCCAGGAACCCGCTGGCACGGACCACGCGCCGGCGGGCATCGTCTCGGATGATGTTGCCAGCCTTCCGCATGCCCACCTGCAAGGGACGCCCCTGCAGCTCCTTCGGCAGCTGCTTCAGGCTGGCCAACAGGCCATCCATACCATTGATCTTCAGCGGCTCAGCCATCTGAGACCCCTGAGTCAACCATCAGTGTGATATGCCTGCGTGCGGTGGGATCCGGAAGAACGGCCCTCACGGCATACACGGAACCGTCGAATACCACCCGCATGGATTGCTTCACACCTGGCAGATATGGGATCTCCATACGCGCAGTGACCTGCCCATGTTCAGCGCTCGCCGCGGTGAACTCACGGCCAGAGAGCGGCACAACCTCTGCTGGCACATCCGGCTTCCAGTCGCTCCACGCATCAGACTCTCCCCCGAGCGGATCTCGTTGTGCCCCAGGCACCTGCAGGGTGATTCGGTGACGATACTTTCCACGGCCAGCCATCACACCCCCCAACTTACGCGATAGGGATCAAGCAGCCGCCGCACAGCAGGGTTGACGTCGGCTCCCTCGCGTTGCACGTAGCTGTCGCCTACGAGCAACCGTGCCGCCTGCTTGATGGACTCTGGAATGGGAACAGGCTCCGGCGTGTCACCGCCGGAAGCCCAGGGCACAGGTCGTCCGATGTAGTGCTCGATGTAGTCCTGGGCAGCCAGGATGTAGCTGAGAATCAGCTCGTCATCCAGATCATGAATCACCACAAGATGCCGCTTGGCATCGGCGATTTCGATGACCATAGGTCTACTCCGTCGAATTGGCAGCAGCCTTCATTGCGCTGTCGATCGCGTCCAGAACCGCGGCACGGGCTTTGTCACCCTTCGCCTTCTCTGCAGTCAGGGCGGCCTCAAGCACCGTCCTATCTGATACCTGAGAAATCGCCGCGACTGCGTCGGGGATCTTCTGTCGAATCAGGAGTGCCCCATCCACCTTGCCTGCGGCGGCGCCACCATCCGCCGCACCGCCGGTGCCGGTGCCGGTGCCCGATGCTGAATCTGCGGCGTCACCCTCGACGGCATTCCCACACAGCTTCACCAGGCCGCGTGCCCGCAGCAGATCAGCGTGCTGGGGTGAAACCTCGAACTCGGCACCTCGGGCGCGGCGGCCCTGGTGCTCGAACGAACTGATCGCGATTACCTTGACCATTTTTGTATTCCTAGATTGGTTGCAGCGCCGGGGATACCGGCGCTACAGGAAGAATCAGCCGCCAGCGCCCGCGCCGTCGACCACCGGAAGACCTTCGAAACCGCCCTTGACGAACGCTTCGGGACGGAAGACAGACAGTCCGACATCCTCTTCGCACAGGATGGTGACCATGTTCTTCACGAAGTTATCGCGGTCCTGATTCGACACGGTGATGTTGGCCTGCTCCCGGTCCCAGCCCTGCGCACCCATCTTGAACGCACCGGTGAGGAAGTCCCCCAGGTCCATCGCCTTCGTGGCGACAACCGGTCGCGCCCAGAGGCCCGGAACGGCCAACCCACGCGGCGTGGCGAACAGGTAGGCATTCTCGGTGGTCTTGGACAACTCAATGGTCGTCCAGTCGATCGGGTTCAGAACGATGCCGTCCGCCTCATACTCGGCCAGCGTCACCTGCAGCATCGCGATGCGCAGACGGTCAATTGCCGTCTCGTTCTGCACGCTCACACCGGGGTTGGCGTAGGCGGTTGCCTGGGTGTACAGGCCGTTGATGTTCAGCCCCACACCCGAGCCCTTCAGCAGCTGCGCCTCTTCCTTGAGCTTGAGGCCGTACATCAGACGACCGTTGATGTACGCCTGAAGCATCCCTGCATCGCGAAGCACCTGCTTGGAGGCCCGAATCCAGTGGGCGATGGTGGCGATCTTGGCCGAATCCAGTTCGAACGCCAGATCCGATTCCGGCTTGGGATTCGCCGGATTCTCTGCCACCACCTCGGCGTTGTTGGTGAACCCGGTCTCGCGGACGTACTCGATGCTATCCGACGAGGTGGTTCCCCAGGTCAGCAGATCACGCAGGAAAAGCCGCTGATTGGGCGTGGCAACGACGCCCGGGACGCGGTGCGGCTCGACCAGGTGGCCGGCAGATGCATCCTCGCGAGTGATAGCGGCCTTGACCGTGAAGCTGCCCTGCATGCCGGGGTTGAAGTTCTTGCACACGTCCGAGGTGGCGACCACCTCGCCAATGGTCATGGCCTTGGCGGGAGCTCCGCCACCCTGCTCAAGCTTGGCGACTGCCTGCAGCGCAGCCTGCAGATTGGCCTGCAACTCGCCCTGGGAGACCAGCAGGCCATCCACCTTGGCCTTCGTTTCCTCGGACAGCTGCGCGTGCGCGGAAATATCGGCCTTGGCCTGCTCCGCGTGCTTCTTCAGCTGATCGTTCACCTTGTCCAGGCTTGCATTGATGCTCTTGATGTCTTCGTCGATCTGTGCCATTTCAGGCTCCTTGCAGAATGTTGGTGAGGTTTGCGGCCCTTGCCGCGACGGTGGTAAAGCCGGCCGCGTCGCGCGGACCGTGTTCGGTGGGATCTCCCTCACCGCCGCCAGCCGGATCACCCGCGCTGGCTTTGAACTGGCTGATCAGCCGCATGGCCTCTGACTTCGGCATGCCGGATGCCCGCAGCGCAGCCTCCATGCGACGCACCGCAGATGCGTTCTTGGCGTCTCCGGCCTTGCCAATCTCGTCGGAATCCAGAAGCGAATCCGCGAAACCCTGCGAGACGGCCGCGCTCCCCCCGATGTAGGACTCGCGGTCCATCAGCTTCTGCATGGCTTTAACGTCCTCGCCGGTTCTTGCGGCGTAGACGTCAGCCATTGCCTGATCGAACGGCTCCAGTTGATCGGCGATCTCTCGCAATTCATGCCGATTTCCGGCAGCCAGGAGCCAACAGTTGTGAATCATCAGGAAGCCGGCGCGGGCGATTTGCACCTGGTCACCGGCCATCGCAATGATTGAAGCAGCTGATGCCGCAATCCCCATCACTTTGACGGTGACTTCGCCGGGATGCTCGCGAAGCATGGAGTACATGGCCAAGCCTTCAAACATGTCCCCGCCGGGCGAGTTGATCGCGACCGTCACCGGGCCTTTTCCAAGTGATCGCAGGGCTGCCGACATGCGCTTGGCGGTGAAGCCGCCACCGGTCCACCAATCCTCCCCAATGACGTCATAGATCCCGATGGTCCGGTCGCCCTCGTCTTCAGCTGCGGCCCGGATGCTTGAATCCCAGCGGTCGAACGTGGAAGGTGCGATGTAGCCGCGCACGTCCATCTGCGGCCGTCCACTGGGAACGCCCGGAATGCTTCTGGTGGTCATGTATCAATCCTTGGTCGGAGCGTCGGAGACGCCGAGGAACGCCCGCAACTGGGCACGTACCGCGTTGCCATCCTGTACCTGCCCCAGCTGGTCCAGTGGGGCAAGCGCGGTCTGCACAGTGAGCACAGCGGCGTTGCCGCCCATCGGCTCACGGTCTTCCAGCTCACGGACTTCATCGCGGGTGAGGATGCCGTTGTTGACCATTGCGGCGTAGAACGCAGCCCTGCCCGCGCTATCGGCCCGCAGAAGTCCCTCAACGGCGAACTTCGGGTAGTAGCGGAGCCGTTCAGCCGGCGTGAGTAGGTCTTTCTTGATTGCCTGCTCAATGCGTCGGAGCCACGGCCCCAGGGTGAAGGTGAGGAATCCGATCATCTGCTGCTCAATGCCCGTCCCCCAGCTGGTCGATTTCTCGCTATGGCCGACCATGAACGGAGGAACGCGGAACCACCTGCATACCTCTTCCACCGAGAACGCGCGTGACTCCAGCAGCTGAGCGTCTGATGGGTTTATGCCAACGCTCTTGATCTCCGATCCCGCTTCCAAGACAACGGGACGGCCGGCATTCACCGCTCCGCTCAGTGCCTCAAGCGCATCTCGGGCATCCTTACGCTGATCCGGCTTCAGCGTCCCGGGGTACGTGATCGCGGTTGTTGGAAGAAGGCCTCGCTTGAACGTACCAGTTGCGGCGCTGTCTGCACCAATCGCGGCCCCGAAGACCTCTGCGCCATAGGCAATCACCGAGACCCCTTCCTTGCCATCAAGAGAGAAGCCGGGAATGGTCCATATGCGTTCGTTCGCGATCTCGCGTTGCCGCCCTTCCTCGTCGGTGTACCGCCAGACCTTCACCCCGCCTCGCCGGAACCAGGTGAGCCGATCTGGATGAAGGAACTGAAGCCCCGCCAGTCGACCGCCAACCATCAGTTTTTCGCATCGGGCATTGCCACGCAGAAGCATGGCTGCGATACACGCCTCCCAATGGACAGCCGCAGTGGTGTCCGCGTTCGGCTGCTCATGCAGGATGAAGTGGAGCTGGTGATTCGTCGCGAGCCTCTTCCCAGAGCTCGCCTTCTCGTACATCGACAACGGAAGCGTCGCCAGGGTCTCGGAGATCAGCCTCACGCATGACCAGGCCGCAGACAGCTTCATTACGGTCTGCTCGTTTACGGGAACGCCGGCAGATGACGATGTACCCGACCACTCTGCCCAGAAGGCGGAGTCCGTCAGCTTGATCGGAATGCCAAGCCAGCTCAGTACCGCCGCCTTGAGCTTGCCAGGGGCAGGGTTCGTCTTCATCCCATCACCGGATCGCTGATGAAGTCGCCTGCGTCATCGCTGACCTCAACGGGCATGCTGACGCCAACGGCCATCAGCAGCGACGACATATCGTCGATCTTGTCCGGCGACCGCTTCTTGTCCGGCTTCATATTCAGATTTCCGTCCTTCAGCGCAATCAGGTTCGAAGCGCACCAATTCAGCACAGGGTCGTTCCCGTGCTGGATGCGCTTTCCGACATAGGCCTGCTCCAGCTCACGCATGGCAGGGTGATAGTTCTTCGTTGTCTGGCCGAACTCGACCATCGGCAGGCCGTCCGCCAGCATGCGTTGGCTGATCTCGGCCGCGTTCCAGCGGTCGTAGGCGATGGCCTGGGGCTGGAACCGCTCGACGTCCTCACGAACCCGCCGCTCCACGACCTCATAGTCGGTGACCTCACCTGACGTGACCTCGATCAAGCCCTTCGCCACCCATCCCGCATAGGGCACCACGCCGCGCTCCGTGCGCGTCCGCACCGCGTCCTCCGGAACGAAGCGCCTGCCCCAGGTGAAGTAAATGCCATCCACCTTCCAGACCAGCCGCCATGAGGTCAGGTCCATCGTGCTGGCCAGGTCCAGCGCTCCCCAGCAGGGCTGGCCTTCCAGCCAATCGAGGTCGACCTGACCGCCGCACTTCTGCCACTTAGCCAGGTCCACCCAGCCGGTCGCCGACGATGCCGGCCGATTGAGGCGCTTGATCTTGAACTCGGCCAGCTTGGACGGCATCTGCCGAGCTTCGACAGCCTCCTTCCGGATGGCTTTCAGCAGATGCGGGTTTGCGTCCATGAGCGGGTTGGCCTTGGGCCAAGCCGTCTCGTCAAACTCGTCGTCGTCCTCGTCGACGGCATAGAACACCACCAGGAAGTGGTCTGCCGCATCGGCCAGGATGCCCTCAAGCACCTGCTTGGCGAACTGCCGCAGCTCACCCCATGGCCCGGGATTGGTGTACCCCTCGGTGGTGGTGTAAAGCCAGAGCGGGTTGCTGCGTGCGCCCGCCGCCGACGTGAGCACGTTCAACAGGTCCGCCGATTTGTGGGCGTGGATCTCGTCCAGGCCTACATGAGACGGGTTCAGGCCGTCCTGCGTGCTGGCCTTGGCGTTGATCGGCTTGAAACTCGCCCCCGTCTCGACGCGGCTGATCGAGTTGGCCCAACACTGCAGGCCGAAAGCGTCTTTCAAGTCCTGCGTCTTGTCCGCCATCCGCTTGGCGACGTTGAAGATGATCCGCGCCTGGCTGCCGGTGGTCGCGGCCGAAATGATCTGCGCGCCCTCTTCCTCCTCACAGCACTGGCAATACAGCAGGATCGCCGCCGCCAGCGTTGACTTGGCGTTCTTGCGCGCCACCGCGAACAGGCCCGAGGTGAAGCGGCGACTGCCGTCATGGTTCCGAAACCCGAACAACTGCACCACGAAGAAGACATGCGAGCGGTGCAGCTCGATCTCTGGGCGCGCCCACTTGCCTTCGACGTGCGGTAGCTTCTCGATGAAGTCGCAAGGGTCGCAGGCATGCCATTCGTCAAAGACGAACGGTGATTTCTTCCGCTTGGCCCGCTTAAGGTCGGCGAGAAAGCGCTTTGCGGCCAGGCGGATCCATTTCCCGAACCTCTTGCCCTTCTTGTCGGCGACCGCTTCCTCCGCATAGGCGGTGGCAATTCCGACGTAGTCACGCACCGGTCTTTCGCTTTGCCCCGTTGTTGGCGAAGGCATTACCGGTCTTGTCGGCTTCACCCGACGAGCGGACCTTGCCCTGGGCGACCGGCGTCAGGCCAAAGTCATTCATCAGCCCGCGCAGCTGCGCCACCATGGAGGCCACCGGCGCTTCCCCGGCCGCGTACAGCTGCACAGTCTTTCCGTGCAGCGCGCAGAGCTGGCCGAGCGCAGAAAGGCCGGCCTCGGTGAGCAGCTTGTTCGCGTGAAGGATGGGAGCCAATCGGTCCCATTCCTTGGTAGCATGCGCATTCGGCAGCCAGTCCGGTGCTTTAGGTACGTCAGAAACGAGTGGCAGATCTACCGCCTCCGGCGGATCACGATCTGGGCGGTCAGTCCCCGCCACCACTTTCAGCGATGTCGGTTTGCGAGGGTTGCCCATGGGTCGTTCCAGCAGCGCAACGGCTGCACTCTCAAAAAATGGTTTTTCCCAACTGACGGTGCAAATAAAAAGCTGGGCGCACGTATCGGAAGACGTTCAGCTTCAACTTTTGACCCGCCCCACCCCTAAATGTTAATTTTTCGTTAAGACAGGCCCGCTCAGCGTTCCACACGTGAAACAACGCGGGTGCGCCGAACGTTACCGAAACCGCCGTCCTCCCGCGCGGTCTTCGCGCTGTGGCACGGCCGGCACAGCCCCTGAAGGTTGCTCAGGTCGTTGTTCCTGCTGTTCCCGTCGATGTGATCGACGTGGCTTGCAGCGCATGTGCGGCCAGCCGCCTCGCAGGTAACACAAAGCGGCGACTGCGCCAGCACTCGCGCTCGCAACCTGAGCCAGTACGTGGAGTTGGTGGCGTACTCGCGGTCTGCCTGCCGGTCCCGCTCAGGCGGTGCATGCTGCTTCACCGCGCCGGCGTACGGACGATGGCGAGGTGGTCTCCGGGCCATCAGTACGGGATCCCGTCCAGATCCGCCCTGGGCGACTCTTCGTCCTCGGCCGCCGGAACACCCAGCTCCTCGCCCATCAGTAGAGCGACCGACTGGACCAGCAGCCCGATCTGCTCGGACTGCTGGCCGACCACCTTGACCAGGTCAGCGGTAGCAGCCGCGTTGCGCTCCAGCGCGGCCACCAGCTGCGCCAACTGCGCGTCCGTCACAGCTGCGCGCCCGGCACTGGCTTGCCCTGCACCTGCTCGATGCCATCCAGCTGGGCCTCGTACTGCTCAAGGCAGCGCTTGCGGCCATTGCTGACCGGGAACACCTGCGACGGCTTGGCATTGCGCGTCCACTCACAGCGCTTGGTCAGCTGCGCGTCGATGGGAACGTACTTCACCACCGGCACGGTCACCACCTCGGGAGGCGGCGGGTTGTCCCGTACTTCCCTGCCAGCGCAGCCAACCAGCAGCGCCAGCACCATGATCAGCATCATGCGCATGTCAGTACCCCTTCAGGTCAGGACAGGCCGAATCCAGCAGCTCCAGGGCTGCGCTACAGGTGTCAGGGCGCTGCTCGAAGCGCTCACGCCAGGTGGCTGCGGCCTGCTCCGATGCCTCCACCCTGCCGGCGAGGCTGCGCAATGCTTCAGCGCTCTCCGCCTTCAGCACCTCCAGCTTGTCGGCCTCTGCGCGCAGTGCCTTGGCCACGTCCGCCAAGCGCTTGTCGCGCTCGTCCACGTCGCCCTGCAGCCGGGCCGCGTCCGCGTCCCAGTCCAGCTGGATGCGGATCACCTGGGCGCTCAGCTCTTTGATGCGCTGCTCTTTCTCGAATGCCGCGATGCCGGCGACCAAGCAACCGAATGCCAGGACACCGCAGACGACCTTCACCACGCTGCCCGGCTTCTTAAGCCAGCGAACCGCGTCCGTAGCCCAGGTCACGGCCAGGTCGCCCACTGCACACAGGAATCTCCACAGACCGATCATGGCTTGTCGCCTCCGATGGTGCCGGTGGCTTTCTCGACCAGGCGCACATAGCCCGGCAGCATCCGGCGAATGAGGACGCCCGAGAGGCCGGCAAGCGGCAACTGCGGCGCACCAGCCAGTGCCGGCCACACCGACGCGGCAACGGCAATGATCCAAGCGGCGACGATGGCGTATGCCACCACGGCAACGCCCAGTGCTGCCCAGCGCGCGGCTGTCTGTAGCCAGCGATGCCCGCGGCGACGACCGGCGTCCGCGGCGACGCGCTCTGCGTCCTTCTCCGGCAGCAGCAGCACGCCGATCAGTGCGCCGGCCATCGCGACCAGTAGCACGGACTGAGGGACGCCCAGGATCACGCGTTCTGCGGATCGAAGGGCATCAGCGGTGGCCGGAGCCACCACGGCCGCAGTGAACGTTCCGACGATGGTTTTGAGGGTGCTCACGGGCTCGGTCACGCGACAACCCCGCCAGCCTGCTGATACACCCGCAGCAGGTCAGCGAGCTTCCGCTCATGCTGCCCATACCCCGCGCCTGGCAGACTCGCCCAGATGTTCCGCACTGCATTGATCGCGGCTTCGATCCTGCCCTGCTTAATCAGGTCCAGCGCGCGCCGCTCCCTGATCTGCTGCAGGGCGATCAGATCCTGGTTCAAGGGGGAGAAGTCCTTCAGGCCCAACTGCTTCTTGTAGGCGTCGAAGTATCGCGACAGCACCTGGTAGCGACCGGCTGCGGTGGAACTGATCTTCAGCTTCGGCAGGGGAACCAGCACACGGGGGTGATCGGCGTAGCCGGTGAACAGCTTGCCGCCCACTACCACGTCATAGCCGTGGTCCTTGGTCGGCTGCTTCCCGTTGTCGGTCCCCTCGGACCAGGCCAGCATGTCCAGAAACGCCACGACGTTCACGCCGCCAGCCTGTTGGGGAGTGATTCGTGCCATGGTCGTCTCGGTTGGGTGCCCGCCCCGTTGCCGGCTGGTCGCGAGGGTTGATCCGGTCTGGGAAGCGGGCAAAGAGAAAGCCCGGCTGGGTGGCCGGGCAGGATCGCGTGCGATGGTAGAAATTTACTGGTAAAAGTGCGGAGGTGTCACCTCCGCACATGGATAAGGAAGCCAAGATGATCAACATCGCAGAAAAGTACGTCGTGAGACCGGACCACGTTTCCGGTGTCAGCTCGCTGTTTTCCGCTCCCGGACAACCCGCTATGAAGCAGTTTGAGGTTTATCTCATTGGCGGGCAGACCCTTACGCTCAAACTAGAAACAGTAGCTGCGAGGAACGCCCAGAATCTGTTGCTTCAGACCATCAATAAATTAGCTTGATGCATAGCGGCCTGGCCAGCGTTACCCGCATCGGCCAGGCAGCTATTTTCCTCAATTCCTACGACGGTGTGAATCCCCAAGAACGGAGTTATAAGTCAGGCTACTCTTCGCGCCCATCGGGACGAATAGTTGGTGCCTGCCGCCGGTCGTACTGGTTCTTGCAGTGAGGGCAGACCGCCTTCACGTCCGCGCGTCCTGGGCGAATGAGGTGAATCAGCCTGTGGTCGACTTCGAAGCATTTCATGCAATATGGCGCGCCCATCGGCTGACCTGAACTGTCCTTTACGTAATAAGCATCCCTCTGTTTGGCCACGTCGTCCTTGTTGCGGAGCGCCTCCCGTAGACGGGATATCTCTGCATCTTTTTCAGCCAACCTATCGTTCGCATCGGTAACCGCCGTGCGCACGTCAAGAAGGAGGCCCGTCAGCTCACTCAGCCTCAGTTTGAGGTCTGCCTCGCCAAGAGCCCTATCGGCAGCAGCTACACCTTTGATGATCTCGGTGCCGTGTTTGATCGCCTGAATTGCAATCTGGATTTCCGGAAGCATCGTAGCCCCTCCCTATCTTTGCGTCAGCCTAACACCTTAAGCGGCGACGCCAATCGCGGATTTGAAGTGCCAAGCGGCTTCTTGCTCCGCTTCCTGCATCTTGCTCAGCATCCACTCGTAGACCGGCTTCCAACTGCGGCGATATGCCGCCTCGTCTCGGCCGAGCGAGGCGGCGCGACGGCGATCACTACGCGGGCCCTGACCGCTCCCGCAGCAGGCGGCACAGCTCACCAGCAGCTCCCCGGACGCCTTCTGCCCACTGCCGGCGCAGGCAGCACATTCTGACCGCTTTGCCATTTCGTCGATCACCGCCGCTGCCAGGGTCGGCA